CCAGCGTCAATACCAGCGTCAATACCAGCGTCAAGTGCGATTGGTGCTTTCGAAGTGCAACCCGTCAGAAGCGCAAGCGCTAGACCCAACTTCTTCATGTCTCTTTTCCTCTTGTCTGTTGATGCCCGAAGGCAGGCAGTTTAGCCACATGCCGAGGTGGTGAAGGACCTATGCGAGCAGGTCGTCAAAGGCGGACTCGATGTCCGTGACCTTCGTGGTCGCTTCGGCACTTGCGCCTCCGCCTCCGTAGCGAGTGGTGCCGTCAGAAGTGTCTGCGTCGGCTCCGCCACTCAAAGTCTCATCGAGAAGTCTCTGGGCTTGCTCGGTGGTTGTGGGTGGGAACTGCTCCTCGAAGTTGGGAATGTTCGCGAGGAAGTTCTCAATCTGCTCGGGAGTGCCGAGTGGCGACGACTTGCGGGCAGGGCGAAGTTCCGTAGTGGGATACATCTGCCCCGCCTTCTTGCCGTAATCCAGTCGAAGGTCAGTACCCGCCTCTGGGTCTGCGATGTCGCCGTAGTCAGGATCGAGGACGATCTTGAGTAGTGCCTCGTAGGTGGTCTTCGAAAAGCCCCACAAGCGAACACCCTTCTCCTCCTCGCCACGGACGACGACGGGAGCAAATACCCGCATCTTCGGGAAGAAGTTTCGCGCCATCGCACGGCTCTCCTCGGTGTCCTCGTTCCACAACTTGTTGCCGAAGTCGCCGATGGGATCCTTGAGCCCAAAGGTTCGTGGACTGATCAAAGTGGTCTTCTGATCCGCCCCAAGGCGATAGTGGAACTGATAGTCACGGAAGGGGTCTCCGTCTGTTGGTGCTACGATGCGGATCGTTTGGGATCCCTCTTGGGGCTTCCAGAAGCCATCTGCTCCGCCACCCTTGGTGGTGAGTTTGTTGTATTTCGCTCGCATTGCGTCTAGGTTAATACCTGCCATTTTCTCTTCCTTTTCTCGGGGTTCATCCCCATTTTGCCGTTATGGCGTGTTATTGTGTATCCTTATGATACGCTAAAAATCTCACTTTGTAAAGGGCTTTATTTCTTTTTTGTTGCCGACAAACCAACTCCTCTCTGCCCTTTGGTCGGCTCTCCATCTACAAGTAGTATCTCATGGGACGAGGGTTTCGTCAAGGTTTAATTTGAGGTATTTTGAGAAAAAAACGGAAGCAGTTGTTATTCTTCGGTTTCTTCTTCGGGAAGGGACTCATCGCTGACTTCGAGGATCTTTTCAAGCGCAAGCTCAACTCGCTTCAACTCGCCACCGAAGGTGAGAAGGGCGCAATTCCTGTGATCTTCCCAATTGAGCTTGAGGTCTCTTCCTGACTTTCCGTTATGCTCAAGTTCGAGGGCTTTGTTTAGTCCGTTGATCGTGTAGATCGTGCTCGTTTCTTTCTTGCGGTGGACCCGGATGGTGAAATGGACGCTGGCTGGGGTGTCCTTGGGCGATAAAGCGACAGTGTTGAAGGTGATGACCTTGCGGGTCACATCTTGGGTGTCGTTGAACACAAATATGAACTTGTTGGTTAGTTCGTGTTTCTCAAGGATATGCTGAACCACTTCGTCTGTTGTCGTACCATCTGCGTCTCTAATTATCGTTGCGAGCAATACACCCCTCTTTCTGTTTTTGGCCAATTCATCAACCCTCCGTCCGTTCGTCTTTCCTATTTAGTCGGTGAGAGATGCTTTTCATCAGCGGTTCTGTGAAAAGTCCGTATAGATGCGGACAAAGGATTGATTTTCTGAACCCTCTATTTGATAAACTGCGTAGGCACACCTTGTTCCATCGTCGACCTCTTCCTTTACCTTTGACTTGATCTTCCCCAAAAGACTCGTGTCTTTCATTTCTGCCTCTGGGATCCCATAGTAGAGTTTCTTGTCTTTTGTGCCCGATAGTGGATAAAAGGAGGTTTCGGTGTTGTCCGGGAGGAGGTGACCAAAGGTGGCTATGCGGACGCCTTCGGGCTTGATGTGCTCTGCTTGCTTTATGGGGCTGATGTGCTCATAGAAATTCGTCATCGTGAAAACAGAGAGGATGGCCTTTGTGATTCCAGCGTCAACCTCGTCAAGTGCTATGTCGCCAAGAGTGGCTTCGACTGCGGGGCGAGAAACAAGGTAGAGGTGCTCCAATATGCCAGAGAGGGCTAATCCCTGCAAGGCGCGGAAAAGCAACCCTTCATTCTCTTTGTTTGGAAGGGGTAGCATGTCCAACTCTGGCTCAACATAGAGCACGCTGACTTTTGCTTTGCAGAGGATTTCCAAAAGAGCAAGAGTTGCTCCCGTGATAGGGCCACCACCCTCGATAACCAAGAGGACTTCTGACTTCTTTGTTATACCCTTAATTTTGCGCTTGATTGAAGCTGTGGGGAAATTCTCCTCGTAGGACTCCATCGTAGAGTGGTCGCCAAGCGTCTCCTCGTCAAAAAAGTAGGTCTTGTACTCTGGTAGCCCGCCGAACCCGTCTATGAGGGGCTTTGTGGCGCTCCCTAATCCAACTATCTTATCCAAATTGCTTTGCCTTCCTCATATCGCCGAAGTTCTTGCCGATCTCTGTGTTTACCCTGAACTTGCCGAACCTTGTGTTTCCAAATTCCGCAGCAAGTGTAGTAAGTAGTTCCTTGTCCTCTATGTCTAAGTCGATCACTACCGAATCGTGGATGATGAATGCTATTTTTGATTTGTGCCCGATAAGCAGTTTTCGTAGTTTGGTCGCTTGTTCGAGGGTCATGTCGGCTGTGGTTGACTGGATGAGGTAGTTGAGGGCGAGATGGTCGCTCGCTGGGATGTCTCGGGAGTAGGGAGTGGAGACGCTGTGCCCGTCGTAGTATTTGCGGGTTAGTTTGGCTTTGTTGTAGCGCTTGCGGAGGATTGATTTGTACTCGTTGAGGGCAGGTGAGTGACTTCCGTAGAGCCAGGCGAAAAAAGTGCGTTTGGCTTCGTCTCTCGTGATGTCGCTGAAGGTGTGCTTGGCGTTGTAGTCATGTACATCTTCCCCTGGTTGGTCTTCGCCTAATAGAGAAAGGAGGACACGGATTTCGGCGGCGTTGAAGTCGAACTCAACAAAGAGGTCGTTGGTTGGTTTGACGATTGTCCTGTCTTCCTTTCTCAGGGTGAGTATCGGGAAGGTTTTGGGCTTTGTGGTGAGGCGACCTGTGATGGTGCCGAATTGGTTGTAGACGACGCTCCTTGATGAGTTTCTCACCTTCCTAATGGTAGATAATGTCTGTGGGTCGGTGGCTGTGAGGGACGATGTGTCTATGTTGAGAGTATCATCCTTTATTTCTGCTAATAACTTGCGGACCTCGAACAGATTTCGGTAGTTTGGAGGTTTCTTGTGGTTCTCGATCACATAGTTGGTGATCTCGTTCTTTAAGGCGTTGTAGCGACGAAGAAACCACGGAGGCAGGATGTCGTAAAGACAATTGCTCTTGATGTCTATCTTGCTGATTTTTAGTGAACGGACAAAAGCAAGGCGCTGGTGGCGCAGCGCCTCCCACTCCTCTTGGAGAAAGTCGGGACACACCTCGTCAAGGGTTTTACCTTGGGCGTAAAGATCGGCATAGTCAACCCCCCTGTATCCGTCAAGATAGGACGAATAGGACCATGAACGAGTGAGGTCCTCGGGAAAGTCGTCTAGATCGAACACAAGGTCGCCGTCGTAGTAGATGCCTACGCACTCGCCTTTGTCGTCTAGGGTCTGGAATAGCAATAAAGGGTGCCTCGGTTATTTCTACCCTACGAGAATACCACAGGATCGGCTTGGCGTCAAGGGGTTATTTTGGGGGACCGATGTACTCTTGTTGGAGATAGTCAAGGGCGGTCTCGTAGTCTGTGGCCAAATAGGTGTCTAAAATATCACGGAGGGCTGATGAGTGATGTTGGGCGGGGCGGACCTCTCCTCGCTCCAAGAGGCGTAGGTGGTAATAATTCATCAAAGACCATTTCGGACCATAATTACCAGAAGAGACCTCCGTCCCGAACTCATCGGCGAAGGTAGTCGGTAGTCGCTCATAGGAAACGGGAACTGTGTCGCCTTGGCAATTCTGTTTGCTCCCGAAAACATATGGATTCGCCTCCTGGAACGCCTGATACATCCCATAGAGATAATGTTTTAGTGAGTTCATATCGAGATGATGAGCGTAGTCATAAAACACCCCATCATACAGGACATACTCCGGACTATCATAGGTAGCGATATGTTTCCTCATGGCGTCTGAATTTAGGTTCGCCACCAATCTCCAAGGGGCGTTCTTGTCTATATAAAAGCCCTCTTGGGCGGCGAAGGCGGCGAACACCTCGAAAGTCTCATCGTCGATGTAGGTGTCTGACTTCCCATAGTCCTCCGAGTGTCCCTCTGGGGGGGCGATCTCTATGACAAGACCCGAAGTGCCGATGGGGGCTAGGTTTGACTCGATGAACCCACAGCGGGTTATTGGAGACTCGGAAGCAATATGACGGAACAAGGTTGAAGCGACCCCCATAAAACCATTGAACGAATCTGCCTTCCTTTTTCTTCTGCCCGAAAGATACATCTCGGACATGGGGATATAAAGGTTCTCCTTGATGTGTTTGTCATATATCGCCCCAAGTGAGATATATCCAGTGTGGGCTCTGATTTTGTAAAAAGGGGAACTCGTGGCAACTTGCCCCTTATTCTTCAACTCTATCATTCGCTCGACAAGAGAAGACCATGCGTCGGCGACGAAGTTTAGTGCAAAGAGGGTCTGGTCGTCGCTGGCGTAACGCAATTGTTTGAGTTTCTCTGATCTCACAACGAGGGGCTTGCCGTATTCTGACACTTTCCCGTAGTTTGGGTATTCCGTCCACAAGTCAATCAAATTACCGATGTCCGTGTTGGCGTATGCTCGCTCCTTGTATGCCTTGCGCTGATGGAACAATTCCGCTGTCGGATTGTCATTCGCTCCGTAAAAAGCCACTCTCTATGCCCCCCTCTTCGCTGATGGTTTGGATTCCCATATGCACTTCAAGTCGGTAGTGAATCCGCTGGGCGAGATGGTGTTGCTCACGGAGGTTACACGATAATAACCACCCAACTTGAGGGCGTCTGCCTTCTCCCTCGTCAAGGCAAGGTCGGCGTTGATATAGATGTATTGCCCAGGACGGAACAAGCTATTCCCAACTAATTGAAGTTGACAATCTTGTGGCAGGGCTAATGGTCCCATCGGGTCGCCACCCGAGGCGGCAGCAGCTACATTCTGCGAGTGAAGGTGCTGATTCTCCTGCTGTGAGAAACTGAAACTCAACACCAGTCCCCTATCGGCTCCGAGATAAAGATGATGGGTGCCGTTGGCTATATCCTCCTCTGGCGTCCTTATCTTGGTTTTTGTTTTCTTTCCCGAATATAGAACGAGGTATTCTGAGATTTGCGAAGAGTTGGTTGCTTCGTCCCATTGGCGGTCCGAAGAGGTTTGGAGGAGTTTGCTAGATTTCCCCAGCGTGGTGCCCGATTTCACATCCTCCTCTAACGCAAATAGGGTTGTCTCGAACACCGAAGGACCATCGAAGGAACACTGATTAAACGCTGGCTCCAAAAGGTTGCGGAAGAGGGATTTGATAAAGTGGCGTAAAGGGAAAGTCTTTCTCTGTGGTTTGACGACTTTCTCCAAGAACCACACCTGAAGCTGGTTCAAGCTGATTGGGATATCTGCCATGCTTACCCTCGTGCCATCCTGGAATGGAACTTCAACATTTCCAAGAACGAGTTTCTGCTTTTCGCTAATTGTTGCTCCCGACAACACCACATCTAAAAGGTCACCAAAGAGGATATAGTTGATTCGGACTGTCCCACTATCTGGTGCTGAATTGATGGGGTTGAGACTTTCGGACATCGCCTTCTTGCTCGCTTCGTCTCTCTTGTCTTTGTCTTCGGCGCTCACAACAGACCCGATTGGCCCACTCTCTCCTTTGAGCCAGTTTGTCATCGCAGGATTGATTGACTGCCTCTTTGCCTTGGAGGCATTCATTCTTCGTCCGGCGACCATCTCCTTCGCACTGAGGATGCCCACTTCATCATCTTCGCCCTTCGTCTCTCCGATGACGAGTGAGCGATATGCCTCATTAGTCACTGGGAGAGTGTATATCTTCTTTGAGTTGAGAATCGCTGTGAGTATACCAGACTGCTTCTTCTTGGCATCAGTCTTCCTGATCTTGCCCAGTACAATGTTATAGTTCTTTATTGCCGTTCCCACAGATTTTAGTGAGGTCTTCTGGTCGTTGCCAGCGCTCGTATTTGCGACCAAGGTATAAAGCAGTTGCTCTTTCTTGAATATCTTGAGGTCCTCGGAGATGCGATGCTCATATATTGGGTAGTGAGAGGTAGGGTGATTTATGAGGAGAGTCTCGCTATCCCTCAAAACCCCAGGCTCCCTCTTGGTGTTACCAGGTGTATTGCCCCACTTCACCATCTCCCCAAGAGCGGTGTTTGGTCCTCCATAATCGTCTACGCTCTTACTTGGGAGGTCAGAATAACGGAGCTTTGTTGACTTTGTCCGACTTATACTCTTCGAGGCACCAGCCGCCGGGAAGACATCGCTGTCTGGACCAGAAAAGGCCGACTCTATGCTGGCAGCGTATAGGATCTTTAGAATTACTTGCCCCTCTTGCCCAAAGGTGATCTCATGTTTTGTCATCTCCAACATCAGCGTAACCCGTGTATTCTTCACTGCTTGGTAGAACTTACGATCCTTGACCGAGAGTGCTTCGCCAGGAGGCAAGGAAGGTGTAGCCCAGCCAATGACCGCACGAAGTCTCGTCGCTGACCCTGACTTTGATTGCTTGTTTTTCCGTCTCTTTTGGTTCGAAAGGCTATTAGAATTGTTCTTCTTTGCAGCCCTGAGGTCGGCTATCTGCTTCTTCAACTCTTTTATTCTCTCTGCTGCTTTTCCTGTCGGATTAGGTGGCGTGGATGTCCCCATTGGCGGAACCAAAAGTTCAATATAGGGACCATTCACCAAGTCGGCTATTGCTGCGAAGTGGATAGTAGTCTCTGCTGTGAAACTCATAGCACCAGGATTCTCATTGTCAAAGGAGAAATTGAAGTCGGTTATGCCAGCACCCGCCCCAACAACTCGATCCTGAAACATCTCGCTCGCAGAGGAGGGGGCTGAACCATTTATTGAGGGCACAACACTATATTCACTGAAGTAGATGGGGTGATCGGCGTCGTCACCCGTCTCACGGAACAAGCGAATCTGTGGTACCAGATAGCCCAACTGGGCGGCGGTGGCAGTCATCATCTCCTCGGCTCCGTTTGATTTTGCTATGAGCCCAATCAATTCATCCGAACGGACTTCATTTGTCGTGAGAATCAAATTCTCTCTGTCGACCGGGGCTCGCTCTTTGCCTTTGAATTTCGTAATGAGATCCATGTTGGCGATCAAGTAGCACTGTTCGTTAGTTCTGGCTTGATCGGCGGCTTTGGCGGGATCAGTTATTATTGTGTTTTCCGACACGGCTCTTCCCTAATAGACTCGATAATATGATAGGAGTTCCTCAATTGGAGACGGGATCAACACCTTGTCTCCAAACGAATAGTGACTATCAGTAGGTTTCTGATTGAACCAAGCGATGACCCACCACAAGGACGGGTCTCCGTAATGTTCTGCGGCCAGCTTATAAAGTCGAGAGCCTCGTTTCCAAGTACTAACACTGGTCTCTATCTTGCTTATCTCTTTTGGGGTTGGGTATCGCATTTTTGCAGTACCATACTGACTTATGTGATTCACGCCCTTCTCTTGGAAGAACTCCTTCTTATAGCCCTCGTCATCATTTATCATAACTGGGCGGATGTCTAATCGTGATGGCATCTGACTTGCTCCCTATGGATTGAACACTGAATCATTGTTTGCTGCTTGGACCTCTGGCGGGACAGATTGCTGAATCGGCGCTGTTGCAGAGCCAGCAGAATGTCCGTAGGGGAACCCGCTATTCTGGAGATTCCCCCTGAACTCTCCTTTTCCGTCCCAACCTAACTCGTGCTCGTGGAGAGGTGTAAAATCAAGACTCAATGACAGTTCTTTGGGGGTTATGGTGTCGCCACTGATAAATACGCCTTGGTCCAAGTTTGGATTCGTCGAGAAGCCAGCAGCATAACCAAGGAGCCCACCACCTGTCTTGGCGTTCATGATGAGGTTTGCGAACTTCACTCGCAATAGAGGCGCTGATTTGATCGTTGTTGCTCCACCTGCTTTTGAGGCATATGAGGGATATAGGAACTGCTCCAAAAGGGCAACTTTGGCAAGGTTCCTTTCGGCTTCTGCCTCGCTGAATGCTGGAATCACCCAGGCTGCCGTGATTTTGCGTGTAGTGCCCTGATATGTTGGTAATGGGTCCATGCGCCCATATGCGGGCTGCTCGTCCCAATTGGATGAGTAACTATCCGAAATCTCTGTCAAAAAGGCTGGGAATGACACCACCTTCCCTGTTGTGACATGGGTTATCTCTATTGATAGGCGCAGTTGGTCTGACAAGTTATCAACGGCAGAATCAGTCGCCCCGATGGGCAAAGAACTCATATTCGCCGAGCCTGCACCTTGAAGGGATGAATATCCTCTTGTGGACGCGTTGCTCCCGACATCCCTAGGGGCAGGATTCCCTTGTCCTCCTGTGGACGCTGGGCTTACTTTTCTTCTGTGGTCTTCCATCTTCTATTATCCTATGCTGAACGCTGTTGACATCTTCTTGTTGAGTTGGTCGATTATGGCGTTGCCCAACTCCCTCTCATTCAATATCAACTTCACTATGGTTGGTGTGTTTGATGCTTCTTTTTGTTGCCCGCTGGTGGCTTTGGCGAGTTCTTGGGTCTTGTCGTTCGGAACGACTTGTGCGCCTCGGGGGAGATTGACTAGCTCGGGTCCACGCTCACCGACGATGGCTGGACCACCTATGTGGTTGTCTGTGCCGTCTGCGAGCATCGGTATCTTGGGAATGCCCCACTCTTGTCCGCCAATGAGCGGGACCCAGTCGGGAACCTGAACTGATAAACTGCCCAGAGTTGAGTTGAATATTCCGGCGACTGCGTTAAGCGGACCCGTGAAAACCGAATAGAGTCCGCTAGCGACCGAAGTGATGGTGTCCCATAGTCCGGTAAACATCCCAGATATCCCTCCGACCACCATGTCCCAATGCTTGTACAGAAGAGAACCAGCAGCTATGACCCAACCAATTGGCCCAAGCAAAAATGCCAGACTAACCGCCAAGAGATCGATCATCAGACCGCCCTCCATAAATATCGAAACAAGTTCATCCCAATAGTAAATAGCCAAAGCAATGGGGGTGACCATTGCCGCAATGACGGCAATAAGCGGCAAGAAGGGTGCTATCGCAGCCCAGGCGGCTGTCGCGACCCCCCAAAGCGCACCAGACATAAGCCAGCTGACTGCGGCACCAACCTTTGACGCAGCGATCAGTCCCCACATCCCGCTAGCGGTGGAGAATAAACCTGCAACCGAAGCCCAAAGCCCTCCGATCAGTATTGGGAACAAGACGACGCCGAGGACGGTTGCCAATGAGTTGATTAGTATTTCTGACTCTGCGAGTTTAGAGGCGAGCCAACCAAGCGGAGTCAGCAGCACGGTGTTTAAAAAACCTGCCAAAGGGGCAAAGGCTGCGAACACCTGATCCTTAATCTTGCTTAGTTTCTCGCCAAGACTCTGAGTGCCTTCGATCAAATCATCAAATGACTTTTGGGCGGCGGTACGCTCTTCTTCTGGTCCCATCATTTTGCCGAGTGTTGAGACATCGATTCCCATTGCCTCTGCTGCTGCCATCTTCTGGAACTTCGACATGTCCTCGAATGCTGTTCCTGTTTCTAACATGTTGGAGCGGAGCATCTCCATACGTTCCGCCTCGGTGGCGTTCATCATTTCCATTGCGTTGAGGTTAGTTCCCAGTTGGGCGTTCAATTTGCCGACAGAAGATGCAGCGCCATCGAAAGTATCGAACTTGGCGGTCATCGAGAGGACTTCGTTCGTTTCTAACCCCATCTTCTTGGCAGCAGAGGCGATGTCCATGAAGACCTTCGTGGCTTGGTTGCCGTATTTGGCGAGATCCTTGCTGGCTGATGCGAAGTCTGCCGCCAACTGTGATGGCGAAGCGCCAATCTCGTTACCGAGAGTAACCAATTCTTCCTGAAAGGCGATCGATTGCTCGACTGATTGTCCGAGGGCACCAACGAGCATATCGGTTATTTGGGCACTGGTGCCAGCCTCTATCCCAAATTGAGCCAATTCCGCTGTGGCACCGACAAGGGCGGACCGGGAGGCTTCTGTCTGGTGGGTGAACCCAACGAAATTTGTGTTCAAGGCACCAATTGATGCGGCAGCGTCGCCGCCGAAGCGAGCCATCACTTGTGCCGACTCTACTAAACTGGTGTTGAACTTGTTGACTAACCCTGTCTGTTTGGATATCTTTGCCGCTTGGTTGTGGACCTCCATGAGGCTCTTCTGGAACTGATCTGTTAACGAGTTTAGAGTCTCTTGTGCTTTGACTTGAATCTCTGCGAGCCTATTAATATTAGCCTGTGCTTTGGCTTCCTCTTTTCTCCTATCTTCCTCCTGTTCCGTTCGCTGGCGGAGGAGGTCCATCTGCTCTCTCGTCACTCCTGCGGTTTGGCGACGAAGTTCCAACTCAATTTCCATGCTTGCTACTAGTTTGGCATTACCAGCCGCTTCCGCCAGAGCAATCTTCTCTTTGAGGCTCAGTTCATCTTTGAGCAGGTCGAGAAGCTCCTTCTTCTGTTCTGCATTCTCTGCAATACCAAGCGCAGCAGTCTCAGCCGCTGATGGTCCTGATGGTCCTGATGGTCCTGATGGTCCGCCGCCCGAGTTGTCGTAACTCATCTGCTAACCCTACTTGAGAGGCCAGTTGATGCCAGTCTCTTTCTCAAACTTAGCAATAGAGTGTTTCAGTTGGTGGCGGCGCTTAAAGACCATAGGATCATCTAGACCATATTTCTTGATGGCATTCATGAATAGCTTCTCTTTGGTGAGAGCATCCGTAAAACGCATTATCTGAATGCGATTGCCCTGAACTCTCACAGGGACGCTGGTTCCTTTAAACATCTTCTCTAAAAGATACTGCATCCAAGCGGCGAAGACCTTGATCATGTTCTCGTTGATCGCTTCTCCTCCCAGCGAGTTTAGATCAATGACCATATTTTCAAAGTCTTGTTCCTTTTCCATCTTTCTTATTGCTCCCCGATAATCATTGTTTAGCCTGTGGGCTATTGTAAGTAGGTAGGACACAAATAATAAAGGAGGCTTGCGCCCCCTCTACTAATAACTAGTAACTCCGCTTAGAGCGTGCTTGCGATGCCGCTTTCTTTTGTTGCTCGTTCTCTTCCTTTATCTGATCCGCAAGTCTCTTCAAGAACCACCTTCTCAACTTGATTGGCAAGTTGTATGCCTCAAAGAAACTCCAGCCTCCGTAATACTTTAACTGGAAGAACTCGTTATATACTGACTCTGAATACTCAGGCGTCAGGCCATAGAAAGTTGACAGTGAGCGGGACCGCCCGGCCCGCTTGTTCGAAATCACAATTAGAGCACTCAAAATCAGTCTCCAAAGAGACCGAAGGTGTAATTTGTCCGTGAACCTCGCGGATATAACGAGAATCCATTGCTGGCATGTTGTCTACAAACGAATTTACGAAGGCGAGATCTGGGTTGCCGTTTACCGACACAATCATCTGCCGCAATTGAGTCGTTAGATTTGAATCGGGCAGACGGTGCTGTTTCCGCTTGGCTGTCGTGCGGGCGATAGCTAACTCATCTGCCCCTGTCATCATCCGACACTCTACTGTGGCTTTTGTTGCCGGGACGGCGAACTTATAGGTGTTGCTCGCTGTGAACTCAACTCCCTCTATTTCTTCTGACTCATGAGTGGTGGTAACCGCTTCGATGGAGAATGTGCCGTCTTCTACTGACTCACACCGAGGACAGGTGACTTGGGTGGCATACTCGTCGCCATAGCCCGTGACTCGGGCGGCGATGAGGATGGCACTCTTGTCTCCCGTTAGGAGGTCTTTTGCCTTGATGGACTTGTTGAGGATTACGCTTTCCACCAGTCGGTCAAGTACGAGACCCTTCTTGATGAGCGATTTGGAGGTTAGGATGTCCTCCTCTTTTGCTGTCATAAACCTGATCTCGATAGAATCCTCCTCATAGAGAGGATGACCGTCGGGATAGAACTTACCCCGAGATGGCAAGGGGACGAACTCCGTTGGAGTCGACCAAGACATTGGGGTGCCTGTGGGGGCAATTGCAGAAGGGGACCCCGTCGAAGACGAAGACCCCCCTGTGCGTTCATTGTTTCTGCTCATTTAATAACCTTTCGTTGATACTCTATTGTATCATTGTTTTTGTTGCCCGTTAAGGGCGTATTCGCTAGTAACCGGCTGCTGGCTGTCCTGACTTTGATAGCTCGGCCCAATCGTACTTGATTGTAGCTTGGAGTTCCATTAGTCCGTCGTCCTCATAGGAGAGGGTCTGACCGAAATCGACGCTACTGAACCAAGCGTTCTTCAAGTCCCACACTTCGATCTCTCCGCCGTCGGCGTCGAGCTGGACGATGCGAACTGCGCCGCCGATGGCTGCGATAGCCTTGGCCTTGCTCGTGGTCTGGATTGCGTTTGGGCTGTCGGGATAAGAATAGCCCGACTTCATGATGGCGTTTAGAAGGGTGCGAGCCATGTCGGGGGCGACTGGGTCAGCCAAAGTGACGGACATCTCTCCCTTCCAAGTCACACGACCGGGGAACTTGAACTCGTGATTCAAGAAGGTGTGCTTACTCTCTGTGATCTCCATAGTGGGCTTGTCAGCCTGTTTGATGACCCAAACGGGGATCCCGCCGATGTAGAGGAAAAACCTATATTTGCGTTTTGGGTCGGACGCTGCGTCCCCCCAGAAAATACCTTCGCCTGCGTTTGCCATTTATTCGTTACTCCTTGTGGTAAATAGTTTCGTTTAGGGGTTAGTCCTCGAAGGATGCCCCTGTGTTTGTGATCGCAAAGTCAATAGCGAAGAACTCAACAGAGCGGGTAGGCTTGAGGAGGATCTTTGCGTACATAATGTTACGGTCTTGTAGATCTGGTGTCGTCGTTGACTCGTCCAAAATGAGTTTGAAGTCCTCAAGTCCGTAGCGTGATTTGACACTGCGGAGGATAGGTTCAGCCTGACCGATGAAGCGGTTCCAGGTAGACTGAGTGTTCTGGTCGAACAACATACGACTTGCGATGAAACTGATCTCCTTCTTGAGGTAGATCATTAGGCGGCGCACATTCACTCGATCCAAGGCAGACGGGGTGATTTGTAGTGTCTTCTGTCCGAAGATTACAATTCCTTCTGCTGGGAACTGGGCGATTGGGTTGATGTTTGCCTCATAAAGAGCGTCACGATCTTCCGATGTTAGGCGACGAGAGGTGTCTAGGACGGGGATACCAGCGGCACCCTCGCTTAGTCCGCCTCGGGAAAAACCAGCAGGAGCGAACCATGGAGCCTTCACACGATCCGTGTGAGAGTAGGCACCGAGGGCTGCGATTGATGGAGGAGCCCAGAGGTTCTGGCTCGTGAACGTATCCTGAATCTTGATCCAGGGGTAGTAGCAAGCACCATAAGAAGTGTTGAGCCCACGGTCACGCAAAGCGTCGACTGTGGTCTCTATGCTGTTGGCGCTGCGAACTTCAAACGAAGTCTTGGCTTCCGCTGCGGGGATGAGGCTTCCGCTTGACAAATCGATGATTGCCATGGCATCACCTCGGTTCTCACAAACATCTACCATCTTCTGAGTTGTTGCTGTGTCTGTGACGCCAGGCGCTACGAGCAGGTTGTACTGAGCGGCCTCTGGGTCACGGACAACATCGATTGCTCGCACTAAAGTGTGCTTGGCGTAGTCAGTCGTCTCGGTGCCGAGAGCAGAGTTGCGGAAAGGCTCACGCTCAAGGATGTCTAGTCCGTCTGTTCCGCCATGGAGGCAGGTTGTGAACTTGGTGAATCCAGCATTGAGGACGTTCTTCCAACTCTCGTCTTGGGTAAGAGGGTTGACCGATGCGCCTCCACGAACCTTTGCCGTGGGGAAGTCCTTGCCTGCCGTGAAACTATCGCCGGCGAGGCGGGCACCACGGACATATTCCGCTGAGGTGGGCTTGTCCGTCACCGGCTTCACATCATCCAATGTAAAGACATAAGGCGTGACTACCGTGGAAGTGGTGAGATTGGGGTCTGAGGTGGCTCCGGCTTCCTCGATGCCATAGGCGACAGTCGGATCGTTGACCCCTTGTGCTAGACCGCAGAGCATATCAATGACCGAAGGATTCAGTGAGGCGTCTGTGTGGCTCTTGCCTAGGTAGGTACCAAAATAAGACTTCTTGGGGGCTGCGCCTACCCAAGATGAGTCAGTGACGAGTGGCACCTCAGGGAATCGGAACTCAGGGGCGTGAGCGAGGACGCCATCCAGGATGCGGGCGTCGAGGGCGGCGCTGGAACCCTTCGTCCCGAAAGCGCCAACACCGGAACCGTCGAGCATGGTTTCGGCAGAGCTGACGAAGTCAGTGGCTGCGGCAACCAAGTTTACGTTGCGATACTTGGGAGCGCCCCAAAACCCGAAGGGTAGGTAGGCTGCATCGGCAGATCCCGCATCGACATCGGAGTCCATCACCACTCGAACGATGTTCGACTTGTTTGAGTGATTGCCGTAAGCCTTCATTCTCTTCTCAGAGGAGTCGTACTTGGAGTAGCGGTCGCCGATCTTGGCCGCAATATAATTGGGGGAAGATGGGTTTAGGTTACACCCAGAGAACCTCTCTAGCGTCTCTGGGCGGGCGTCTGTGTCCCCAAGGCGTCGAAGGAGGATAGTGAAAGTACCATAAGGATCTGAAGTATTTGTTGACGCCTTGATGTCGACGACGGATATCTTGACTTCACGCTGAGTCTGTGATCCCCCGTCAAGCGCCTCAATGCGGAATAGTTTCTGCATATCTTCTGGCTTGTATCCGGCGATGTTGCCCGAGATGTCTTGTGAGATAAACCAACCTGTGGATGCTTTCTGGGATGCGTAAAGACGATTGGATTGTTCTTCTTGTCCGCCACCCGTAGATTGTAGCGGCATAAGGGCTGCAAGATATTTCTCGGTAGAGACATTTGGTTCGACTTGTTCTCCACCCAACTGGGAATACATCTGGTTGAAGTCGCCGCCGACTACGTGCTCAAACGACTCGCCCAAGAAGTAGTTCTCGACCGTGTTATTTATGTCACTGTTGAGGAGCGTTGGGTTTGTGTTTAGAACCTTACGGATGAATTTGTCGCTATTGCGATCGAAGTTGAATTCTTTGATAGAGTCATCGCCCATCACCAACTTGACATGTCCAGCGGTGGCGCTCTCAACTAAGGTGCAAGATGCTGTGACAGCGACGTCGGTGCCGGCGGCAGTATTGTACCCTGACACTCGGGCTCGGTTACCCGCCACTCCTGTCTTGTTGTAGATGACGGCAACAAGTGACCCTGTTAGTTGTCCGTTGTTGGCGTCGATTGCAGCAGATCCTGAAGGAAATAAGAACAGCCCCTGTGCTCCACCCGTATTATCGTCGGCAGACAAGTTTCCAACCTTCCAACCAGCAGCGCCATCGGTTCCATCGGCGGCGTCGGGGTGTTGCTCGCCAAGTAGGCGAACCATGGTTACTGTTGGGTTATTCTTCAGCCATGCCTGAGCAGCATAGGCGGCATATGTAGGAGCGGTGAGGTTTCCGTCACGCCACACATCCTCTCCTTGGGCTCCGGCAACAGGCTCGCCGAATACAGTGACGAACTCAGAGTAGGACTCTACAGTCACAGGGCGCATCCCAGGTCCCTTGCGGGTTCTGCCGATGATCATCGGTCCGATGGTGCCAGGCTCTCTTGGTAGTTGCGAGTTGTCGATTTCGTTGACGAACACGCCAGGGGATACAAATTTGAATTTCTTCTCAGACATTTAGGGTTTCTCCTTGTTTATATAAAGCGTCTCTATGGTCGCCTGCTCTTTACTAAATAGTGTTGTTTGTGACCAAACGACTATTAGTGTTAGGGGTTGATTTTATTCTTCTTGCCAACTACCTCAAATACATCGGGGTTGGACGAGGTCTTCTTCTTGATGTGATAGTCTAGTTCGTCCTGTGTGATTGCTCTTTCTCTTTGGAACTTGACTTCTGCTGCTGTCTCTCTCACTACGATAAATGGTTGTTCTTGGTTTACATCATCCCCTATGATATACCCTAAAACCTTGATTGTTAAGGTGGTGTTAAACTTTCTTTCTTCTTGCCCGAGAGAGGCTGCGTTATTGTCTTGGGAGAAAGAGGGCTGGATGAAGGCTTCGTACTTGTTGCCTTCGTGGCGAATGATGAAGGAGTTTTGGGCTCCGGTTCTCGTCATAAAAGGTGTTGTGAGTTGGTTCATCTGCTGGAGATACTCTGTTGTGATTGAGATTGTGAACTCTACATCCAAATAGACAGGCTGGGGGATGCTGATTGTTTCGTAGACGATCTTGCTGTTTTCACGAGGCCCAGTTTTGAAGGTTTTGTCGCCAGATGGGCGAATGCTGTCTGCGTTTGCTCTGTCTCTTGTTTTCTCCTGTTGGACACGGCGGGCTATAGTGACTGAGCCGCCTTTAGCATCGGGGTTAGGGGGCATATTTGCCCAATAGATGCCTCGACTGCCAGGGTCCTTCGTGATGGAGGTTCTCTCGACGGAAATCATCGGATAAATGAGTGTTGATTGTTTGTCGCGAAGGTTCACACTGCTCTTTATCATGTGTGCCCGCTCTTGGGTTGAGAAAAGTACAGGTACCTTCTTGAAACCCTTGTTCGTGTCGCAAAACAAGTTCATCGTCTCATCAACATGTCTGAAAAGAGCGAAATCAATCGTCTCCAGGGTCGATGGGTTTATTGGGAAGTGTGTCTTCTTCTGTTCGTCTAACTCTGTTCTACGAGGCATCGAATAAACCCTCCCTTGCCTTGCGACATGTTGCTACAACTTCCAGCTTGGAGCCGTCCTGTCCGAATAGGTACCTCGGCTCTTGGAGTTGCGTTATTTCATAGTATTTGTTGTCGTACTGGACGAAGTCGCCCTCTCTCACCCACAAATCCTGATCCTCTGTGAGGCGTCTCTTGTGAAAGTGTGCCTCGAAGCTGTCCGTCTTATCTAAACCAAACTTCTCGGATTTGCTCTCGCTTCCGCTGTAGTTGATTAGGACATAGACCCTTATTGGGTTTAGGAAGGTCTTCTTTATCGCCTCGCCATAGAGGGCGTGGTAGTTTGTCCTCTTTTGGTCTATCGGGAAGTACAATAGTTGCTGTCCTATTACCTTCTCTATTATCTCGTCGTTGACCTGTTTTACTAAGTCTTTTTCTTTTTGCCCGACGAAGAGAGGGGCGGGTGGGGACTCGGGTTGGGACCATTTGTTATCACTCATTTGCTATTATCCTACGTAAATGCCTTGGGGAACTCGTTTGAGGACGTTCTCCGTAGCGTCTTGTAGGCTCTGATCGCTCTCGGCGAGCTTGCCGTAGGTCAACTCATCGAACACAGTCTTGAGTTCTTCTCTCAACTTGTCTTGCTCTTCCTTTCCCTGCGATATGAGGTCTGAGCCGTTTAGGGTGATGTCGTTGCCCGGGATCGGAATAGAGGAGAGCTTGGAGCGGACCTGACCGAGCGTCTCTTTGCAAAGAGCAAGCGCAAAGCGTCGGATCCAGTGTTTGCCTACCGAGTTGATGTTCTCAAAAGGGACATTCGGGAATGGGAGAGAATTGACATTATTGATGCCGTCTGCGCCGTACTTGCGATCTGACTCTTCCTCGTAGGACTCGTTGGCTACGCGGAAGCGAACCCACATCTTCTCGGCTGAATATGATGATGGGGTTGGGTAAAGGCGAAGGCGGTTGTTGTGAATCTCGTAGGAATAGTGCGATGCTCTCACTTTTAGGGAGTTCTCGAATGCGGATGCGTAGAGTTCCTGTTGCCACACAGGTACAGCCTCAAATGTGCTGTTTGCTCCATATTGTCCGTAGGTGCCAGCCTTGAAGCCTCGTCCGCTGTTGGTGTGTCCGAAGAAACGCCAGATAGAGGTGTTGGGCTTGAAATATAACTTGTCAATCAATATCTTGTTGTTGCCGACCAAAGAGGAAAAGGCGTCTTGGCCTGCTACGAGGTCTTGGAGGTCATAGTCCTGCTGGTTGTCTACAAGGTCAAACGAAGCAGAATAGGTCTTCTCATGGCTGTTTAGCCCTGCTTGGGCGGCGATGGAGGCGGCGACGTGGGATGAATAGAACAAAGTGAAGCGAGGCAACTTGAGGTTCGGTTTGATGTTTAGGTCGGCACCATCGGAGCGATAGGCGGTCATCTCGCCGTCTTCGTTGAATGAACCAGTTGCGCCACCGAGCATGTCGGAAAGGACGTTCTTGGCTTGATGGGTATTTAGGAGATATGAGTACTCCAAACAAGACTCTTCGTATGCCTTGTAGACGTTGGCGGACTCGATCTCGATGTCGAGCATGTTCCCGCCAAGCTTACCATAGACATAGGCGACTTGGTCGGATGCGCCGTTGTTGAAGGCGGCAGTCGTGTAAATGCCATACGCAAGGGCGGCTTGGACTGCCGAAGCGTCCCCTGTTGCCGGTAGTGCTTTGGCGCTTGTTGTGCTTTTGGGTGATAGATCTGTGGGCATCTGTGTTGCTCCTATTGTTAGGCGTAGGTGTAACCTTACTAAATAGGTTGGGCGAGGATGTTTAGTCTATCTCCATCATAAAGATGTTTGAGCCACAGCCGTAAACCTTTCTTACTCCTGCTTCTTCTGCTACTTGTTTTTCTGTTTTTCCTTTTTGTGCCCGATAATTGAAGCGGTTGTGGCGGACTTTGCCGTCTGTGTACCAATAGTCGAGTTGAGTGGTGCCCTTGTGGGTGAAACCTGACTTCTCGTAGACTGCGCCCGTGCCGAAGCGAAGATCGGCGTAGGTGAGGATGTTTTGGTAGCTTTGTTCCTTTGCCCACACAAGCGCCCTTGATAGGAGGCGAGTGAAGCCACCGACGACGATAGTATCGGTCTTTGTGGCGAGGCGGGCGATCTCTATCGCAGCGGCGTCACGATATTTCTTGTGGGCTGGAGTGCGGAGAGACAAGGCGGTGACGAGGGTGCCTTCATGATATAGCCCAAAGGTGATCTTGGATTTTGTGTTGCCGGAAATGTGATTGGATGCGAAAAAGTCCCTTGACTGAACTCGGGGGACGATGGCGACTTCACACTTTCTCGCAAATAGACGATTATCGACCTTGTTTGCTCGCTGGCGGATCATCGACTCAACGATGGGGCGCTTTTCTGCCCACTCGTCCGAAAAAATGTGGAACAACCTGATGTCGCTTGCTGAACAGGCTTCTGTCTTCTCCTTGTGGTACCCTTTTCCCTTCCTGTCCTCTGTATGCCAGTAAAGTCCGTTGTACTCTATCGCTAAACGTGACTCGGGGACATAAATGTCCAACTCCCTCGGCCCGATCACCGATCTCGTGTTGTGCTCCACCTTCTCAAACAAGGTTTCTGTGAAACTTCTCACCTCTCGCTCCTCCAAGGACGCTGGGGTGCAAGTTCGACAAACTGCATGGTTGTGCAACATAAACCAAGATCGTTTCTCGATAGTTCCACACTCTACACAGCGGGCGTCCATTAGGACATGTTGATTTTCGTAATCTTCATATTTATTGAGTATCTCATAGCGGGTGACTAACTCGTCTGAACCCTCTGCAAAACGCTCACTCGTCAGTCCCTTATTGCTGTTTCTCCACTCTTCTAGCCCACGAAGAGTTGCCTCGTGGAGTGAGCGACCATACCAAGGGTTTCCCGCTCCCGTCATTCTCTTGGCGTGGGCGGCGACTGAAGGGGAGTTTTCCTTAGTTAGCCCCTTGCGCCATGAGGCGCTTGGTCCTGTGTCGGAGCCAAATCCATAGAGGCGGGCAAATTCAGATTTAGATTGGGCTACATGTTTCTCGCAATATCTTCTAAATGAATAGTCCCCTCTGACGTATCTTGTGTCCTCGCCACACTCCTTGCAGGGTGGTCTGGTGCCCCCAAAATAGTGCTTTATGAGATATTCATCCATCTTCATTTTGTGCTTTGCTCCGATGTGCCCCGCGAAGGACGCCTTCGTGGCACACTGCTTGCCGCACTCTCTACAGAGCATTATCTCTTTGTCTGTCGCTTCGGGGCGGTGGTTCATCCTGTTCTTCTTCATAACTTCTCCTCCCC